TGGAGAAATAGTAAGTAAATTAGATTTAACTAACCAAAGAGTATTAATTTCAGTAGAATCTAAAGCAATAGGTGATACTATCGGTTGGTCTCCTTACGCAGTTGAATTTGCTAAAAAACATAATTGTAAAGTTGTTGTATCCACATTTTTTAATAAATGGTTTAAAAATTTAGAAGCATATAAAGATATAGAATGGATAGAACCTGGTGAATCTACTCCTTGTAAAGCTGTATATAGAATAGGCTGGCATAGAGATAAAGATGGTGGGTGGAAATCTTTTGACAAATATCCTACTCAAATTAATACAATTCCCTTACAACAAACTGCAACTGATATTTTAGGATTAGAATTTAAAGAATTAAATCACGGAATTGATTTTACTAAAAATAAACGCCCTATAAAAGGCAAATATATTGTAATAGGACCCCAAGCAACCTCAGGATGTAAACAATGGCCTGTTCATCATTGGATTACTCTAACTAAATTACTAACTCAACAAGGATATACCGTAGTAAACATAGTAAAAGACAAATTAGAAATTCCAAATGCTATTAATTTTTGGAATCAAGAATTCGATGATATAGCTAATTATCTTCTACACGCTGATTTATTTATTGGGTTAGGTTCAGGGTTATCTTGGTTTAATTGGGCGTTAGGTAAACATACAGTAATGATAAATGGATTTGTAGAAAAAAATCATGAATTCCAAAGTAAAGTTACTCGTATAATGAATGAAGGATCATGTATGCCGTGTTGGACAAATCCTAATTTTGTATTTGATGCTGGTGATTGGGATTGGTGTCCTATTTGGAAAGGAACTGATAAACAATTTATCTGCCAAAAATCAATTACCCCAGTTCAAGTATTTACAAAAGTTAAACAAATCTTAACTAATAAAAAATAATTTAATATTTATTACTATGGAAAAAGTGTTTTTGACTAAAGAAGAAATTGAAAATTTAAAATCTCTCCAAACTCAAGAATCAACATTGATTCAACAATTAGGACAATTAGAATATCAAGTTCAAACTCTTCTGTTACAAAAAGAAAATTTAAAACAACAAATTACCAAGCTCCAAAAAGAAAGTAGTACAGTTGGAAAACAACTACAAGACAAATATGGAGAAGGGACTATCGATGTATCCTCTGGAGAGTTTACAAAATTAAATTGATTTTTGAATCTCTCTTGAATATTTATAATAAAATAATAATCCCATCACAATGGCAGAAACATTAGTATCACCTGGTGTATTAACAAGAGAGAATGACCAGTCATTTATCACAGCACAACCTGTAGCAGTAGGAGCTGCTATTGTGGGCCCTACCGTAAAAGGCCCAGTAGAAATCCCTACAGTAGTAACTACATACTCAGATTATCAAAACCGTTTTGGTACTACTTTTGAAAGTGGTAGTAACACTTACACTTTTATGACCTCAGTAGCTGCCTACAACTACTTTAATAATGGTGGTCAATCATTATTAGTAACTAGAGTAGTTTCAGGATCAGCTGGTAACTGGGCTTACGCTTCGTCAACTGTACCTGCTATTAAAGCAGCTACTACTTCATTTGAATTAGAAGCAATTGATAAAGGTGTTATTTGGAATAATACAGGATCAGTAACCTCAGGTTCTTTAGACTCAGGTTCAGTTGATAACGTTAGATGGCAAGTTGTTACTAGTAATACTTCATCAGGAACTTTCTCATTAGTAGTTAGAAGAGGTAACGATTCTAATAATAATCCTGTTGTATTAGAAACTTGGAATAACTTATCATTAGATCCAAACCAAGACAATTACATAGCTAGAGCAATTGGTGACACTTACTTTAACTATAATTCAACAGAAAATTATCTAGAAATTACAGGTTCATTCCCTAACAGATCTAGATATGTAAGAGTTAAAAATGTAAATTCACCAACTCCAAATTACTTTGATAACGCTGGTATAGCTAAAGATATCTACACTGGTTCTATCCCAGCAGTAGGTTCAGGTTCATATAATGGTTCATTTGCCGGTGGTACTGGTAATATTATCCCATCTGGTAGAGTAATGAATCTTAATGAAAACATTAACGCTACAGATTCACAAGGTTTAGTAGGAGCTGATTACAACAACATGTTAGATCTTCTTTCTAACCAAGATGATTATAGATTTAATGTATTATTAACTCCTGGAATTTTAAATTCAACTCACGCTTCTCAAACCACTACAGCTATTAATAACACACAGGGTAGAGGTGATAGTATTTATGTTCTTGACCCAATTGTTTATGGTTCAACAATTGATGCTACTACTACACAAGCTAACTCAAGAAATACTTCATACGCTGCTATGTACTGGCCTTGGTTACAAACTATCGACCCAGACTCAGGTAGAAATATTTGGGTACCAGCTTCTACAATGATTGGTGGTGTATATGCTTATAACGATAGCGTAAGTGAGCCTTGGTTTGCACCTGCTGGTATTAATAGAGGTGGTTTAACTAACGTAATCCGCCCAGAAAGAAAATTATCTCAATCTAACAGAGATACATTATACGAATCAAATGTTAACCCAATTGCTTCATTCCCAGGTGTTGGAACAGTAGTATATGGTCAGAAAACATTACAAAAACAAGCTTCAGCGCTTGACAGAGTAAATGTTAGAAGATTATTAATTGCTCTTAAGTCGTACATTGGTCAAGTTTCTCAAACATTAGTATTTGAACAAAATACAGCTGCTACAAGAAATAATTTCTTATCAATTGTGAACCCATACCTCGAATCAGTACAACAACGTCAAGGTTTGTACGCGTTTAAGGTAGTAATGGATGATTCAAACAACACTCCAGACGTAATCGATAGAAACCAATTAGTAGGTGCTATTTACTTACAGCCAACTAAGACTGCTGAGTTTATTATCCTCGACTTTAACGTATTACCTACAGGAGCTACATTCCCTGGATAAAAATTAAAAGGGTGAATATTTATAATAGAATAAAATAACACAAAATGGCAGTATTAGATCCGAACGAAATTTTCTTCACAGCCTTTGAACCAAAACAGGCTAATAGATTTATCATGTATATTGATGGATTTCCAGCCTACACAGTTAAAGGTGTTGGTGCTATAAATGTAGCCCAAGGTTCAGTAGCTCTTAACCACATTAACGTTCAACGTTTTGTGAAGGGTAAAACAACTTGGGGTACAATTTCATTTACATTATTTGACCCAATCACTCCTTCAGGTGCACAAGCTGTAATGGAATGGGTTCGTTTACACCATGAATCAGTAACAGGTCGTGATGGTTATAGTGATTTCTATAAGAAAGACTTAACATTTAACGTTATTGGTCCTGTTGGTGATATTGTTTCAGAATGGATTATCAAAGGAGCTATGATTACCTCAGCAACTTTCGGTGATTATAACTGGGATACTGTAGATACTGCTGTTGAAATTACAATGGAAGTTCAACCTGATTACTGTATCTTAAACTTCTAAGAAAATTTTACATATTTTTTAAAGGAGAGCTTGGCTATGTCAAGCTCTTTTTTTATATTAATATTTATAACTAGAACAGTTTTAATAAAATATATGAGTAGTTTTAATTTACCCACAGAAACAATCGAATTACCTTCAAAAGGTTTAGTATATCCTGAAGGTCACCCTCTAGCAGAAGGAACAATCGAAATTAAATACATGACAGCTAAGGAAGAAGATATCCTTACTAATGCTAACTACATTAATGATGGTACTGTATTAGATAGACTTTTAAAATCCGTAATTGTTACTAAAGTTAATTTTGATGATATTTTAATTGGTGACAAAAATGCTATTATGGTAGCTGCTCGTATTTTAGGTTATGGGGCTGAATATAAATTTAATTTTAATGGTCAAGAAGAAGTAGTTGATCTTTCTACTCTAGAAAACAAACCATTAGATGAATCTATCTACCAAAGAGGCAAAACAGAATTTGAATTTACCCTCCCAGCTTCAGGCAATAACATTACTTTTAAACTTTTAACTCATGGTGATGAAAGAAAAATCGATCAAGAGGTAAAAGGACTTAAAAAAATTAACAAAGAAGCTTCCCCAGAACTTACTACTCGTTTGAAATATTTAATTACCTCTATTAATGGCGATAGAGATATTAAAACCATTAGGGAATTCGTTGATACCGCGTTTTTAGCGCGAGATGCTCGAGCATTTAGAGAGTATCTCAACCAAATCCAACCAGACGTAGATCTGACTTTTTTTCCCTCATCTAGAACAGAGCCAACAAATATCCCAATTGGGATTAACTTTTTTTGGCCTGACGCCAAGTTTAGCTAAAGAACATAGAGTTAGATTTTTAACTCAAATTCACGAAATTTGTTTTTATGGGCAAGGAGGATATTCTTGGCCTGTAATTTATGAAATGCCTATTTGGTTAAGGAAATTTACTTACCAAAAAATTAAAGACCATTACGATAACCAAAAGAAAGAAATGGAAAAAAGTAAAGGTAAAAATTCAAAAATGAAAGAGGTTATTGGAACTGATGGTTTAGTAAAATCTCCTGAATTCCTTAAAAAAACCAGCTATAAATAATATTTATTACATATAGTATTCTAATGGCAGACAATAAAGATCCAAACAAAGCAGCCCAAGACTTAAAAGATGAGTTAGCAGCAATATATGATGCTGTAACCTCTATTGTTGATAAGTTAGTAGAGGGTTTTGAAGAAGCCGCCGATACTATTGGTGGTATGGCTACTGCTGCTGAAACTATGTCTAATACCTTTAAAAGAGGTTTAGTAGCTGATCTAAAAAATGCTGTAAAAAATGCTAAAGATTTAGCTGCAATGGAAGCTCAAGCTGCAAAAGGAGCTTTAAAACGTAGTGAAATCGATAAAAAAAGGAAGAACATTGAGGATGAAATGGCTAAATTAGCCATGCAACGCAAAATTATGGCCGAAAGGTATGGTATTCAACAAGATGAAAATCTTGATGCTGCTATACAAGAATACGAAGCTCAATTAAAATCTTTAGATGCTATTCAAAACTTGAATGATGAAATGATTATTCAAGAGGGTTTAACTGGTGCTATACTAAAAAACATTAAAGAATACGTAACCAAGTTAGATAAATCTGGAATAGCAGCCGCTCTTCTTAATGATGAAGTTGATGGAATGGGAAAATTGATGGTAGCTGGTGAAGCTGCCATACTAGCTTTAGCTAAAGGTGCGTTTCAAGCTAGTGAAAACATTAATAATATCCAAAAAGCTACAGGTATTAGTTACATGAATGCTAGGAGATTGCAAACTGAATTTGCAATAGTAGCTATCAATACTAACAAAGCTTATATAAACTCAGTAGAATTAAATAAAAGTTTTGCAGATTTAACAGAAACTACTGGCCTTTTATTAGATTATAGTGGAGAAACACTAGTCACTATGACTGGTTTAACTAAACAAATGGGTTTATCCGTAGAAGCAGGAGCCCAATTAAGTTTACTAGCCAGCATGCAGAGCTCAGATACAGAATCTGTTTTAAATAATATTGATGCTACGGTTAATGCTGTTAATAAACAAAATAAAACAGCTGTTAGTCTTAAACAAGTTTATAATGATATTTCATCTGCATCAAAAGCTATTGTAGTATCATTAAAAATGTCCCCTGAATTACTTGCTGAAGCTGCTACTCAAGCTAGAGCTTTAGGTTTAAGTTTAGGAGAAGTTGATAAAGTAGCAGAAAGTTTATTAAATTTTGAACAATCTATTGAAGCTGAATTAACAGCCGAATTATTAACTGGCAAACAAATAAATTTAGAAAAAGCTAGACAATTAGCTTTAGATAATGATTTAGCTGGTTTAGCGGAAGAAATAAAAGATAACACAGCTCTTACTGAAGCTTTTGCTACAGGTAATAGGATTCAACAACAAGCATTAGCAGATACTCTTGGAATGTCTCGTGATGAACTAGCAGGTATGGTTTATCAACAAGAACTCATGAGTATGGGCCAAGATAAATTTATTGAGAAATACGGAGAACAAGCCCACCAACAATTAATG